AGTCGTTGACGTCTACTTGTATGTCTAAAAACCCATAACTTTCTTCAACGGCGTTGCTGCTACGTTGACGATACTTGGCTAAAGAGCGATCAATGGCAGTATTATAGTGAATAGGATCAAGCTCAACATCGATCATTCCTGATCCTAACATGGCTCGGATGTATTCTACGACAGTTTCTCGGGCGTTTTGGGTTTCGTTCATATGTGTATTTATATCTATAAATAACATACTATGCCCAAACTTTCTCTATTCCGTCCTGAAAAAGGCAACGATTTTCATTTCTTAGACAACATTATATTTGAGCAATTCCAAGTTGGTGGAGTTGACGTCTATGTACATAGATATCTAGGACCTGTGAATCCCTTAGAAGGTGAATCTACTCCTGGCGTACCCACTAATTCTAACCCTATACCTGAATTGGGCATACAAGATCTTATCTTCTTGGAGAACAGAGATAGACACTATGATCCAGATGTGTATGTCATGCGTGGAATTTATATCATGCAGGACTTGGATTTCAATCTAAGTCAATTTGGCCTGTTCCTCAACAATGATAATATCATGATGCATTTTCATCTGCGTAATACTGTAGATACATTGACTAGAAAAATCATGGCCGGAGATGTCATAGAATTACCTCACTTGAAAGACGAATATGCTCTTGACGATAATCTAGTGGCATTGAAAAGATTTTATGTTGTACAAGATGTCACTAGACCCACCAACGGATTTAGTCAAACTTGGTATCCTCACTTGCTACGTGCTAAATGTGTACCATTGGTAGACAGTCAAGAGTTCAAAGAAATACTTGACAGTGATGCCGGAGCAGGCGATGGTAGCAGTCTACGTGATCTAATGAGTACATACAAGAAAAGCATTGAGATCAACGATCAGATCATTGAGCAAGCAAACATGGATGTGCCTGCCAGTGGATTTAATACCAATAGTTTGTATATAATTCCTACTACCACAGACACAGGATTAGTGGCAGTTGAAGATGCCAGTATAGCCAGTGACACAGTGGATCAAGCAGTGTTGAATGCCAGTGCTGTATTACGCACACCTAATCAAAATTTATATGTAGGTTATATATCAGGTGACGGGAAACCACCAAATGGATCAGCTTATAGTTTTGGAATATCATTTCCCAGCAATCCTGCAAGTGGAGAATTTTATCTAAGAACTGATTATCTTCCTAACAGACTTTTCAGATATGATGGTAGACATTGGATCAAGTACGAAGATGGTGTTAGAATGACATTGAATAACTTTGGAGCAGAAGACACCGAGTCTGGAACATTCCAAGGACAACAAGTACGTCAAACATTATTAACCAGTTTTATCAACAATACAAACACTAATGTTATCGCTGGAGAAGTTGTTATAGAGCGTCAGGCATTAAGCAAGGTATTAAAACCTCGAGCAGACAACTAAGGAGATACAATGGATTGGGCATATGACGGTCAGGTAAAACGATACTTGACACAATTTATGAGAATAATGAGCAACTTTAGTTATAAAGATGCCAAAGGTCAGCTGGTACGTATTCCTGTGCGCTACGGAGATCTAAGTAGACAAGTTGGAGCCATTCTAAATAAGAACAGTGAAAATGTATTGGCCAGCGCACCATTCATTGCCTGCTATATCAAAGATCTACAGCACGACGATACTCGCAGACAAGATCCTACCTTTGTCAGCAAGGTACAGGTACGTGAAAGATTATATGATCCTACATCAGGGCATTATGTGGATCAACAAGGTTCAAATTACACTGTTGAAAGAATAATGCCTACTCCATATTTGGCCACATTTGCCGCAGATATATGGACTACCAACACAGATCAAAAACTACAAATATGGGAACAGATAGCAGTATTGTTCAATCCCAGTTTAGAACTACAAACCACGGACAACTACATAGACTGGACCAGTATCAGTGTTCTCACACTTAAGAATCAAACATTTACCAGTAGACAAGTTCCACAGGGATTAGATCAAGCCATAGATATTTTAAACATGAACTTTGAAACTCATGTATGGATCACACCACCAGTCAAGGTCAAACAACTGGGAATTATCACTAAAATTATTGCGTCGGCATTTACATCTGAGCAAGGTGTTGTACATGACAACTATCTCAACAGCGATGCGTTCCTACAAAACATAGGCACAGATTTATTTAAGAGCATAATAACACCCGGAGACTACGATCTCTTGGTATTAGACAATGTGGCCACACTATGTCCACCTACTTACACCGGATCGTTGGTAGAAATACCCACACCTGACAATCATTCTAGTTGGCTGCGTATACTAGATTTATATCCTGGCAAGTTCCGCGCAGGATTAAGTCAACTTAGATTAACCAAACCCAACGGTAATGAAATAGTAGCAGCAATCAGCTTAGATCCCACTGATGAAAGACGCATGATTCTAGTATTTGACAGAGATACTGTGCCCAGTGACACAGGCATTGACTCACTGGGACGCAGAGATACAGATCCTGCCTTTGATCAAGCCACAGGTAGAGGTACCATTAATGCTATTGTAAATCCCGAGACGTTTAATCCCATCGTAAATGGCAGACCTGTTGCTGGTACAAGATATCTTATATTAGAAAATATCAATGTCAACAATGAATATAATGATCCTGGGTATAGTGGACCCAATGCTTGGAAAAATTTAGATTCATCTGATCCTGTATTGTATGCCAATGATATCATAGAGTGGAATGGCAGTCAATGGACTGTAATATTCAATTCATTGGCAGAGACTGCTGTCACATACATAACTAATTCATATACAGGTGTACAATACAAGTGGGAACATAACTCTTGGAGTAAGAGTTTTGAAGGTATATATTCTAAGGAACTCTGGCGTATTGTACTCTAAGGTACTCTATGGATAATACATCTCAACAGATAATTTGCAGTGGCGGTTTATTTCTAGCTCGAGATACTCGCAGATTTTTATTGTTATTACGCACACAAGGAAAAACTGCTGGTACTTGGGGACTAGTTGGTGGCAGAAAAGAACCCACAGACGCCACAGTGGTAGAAGCGTTAAACAGAGAAATTTCTGAAGAGGTAGGTCGAACACCTAGTATAAAAAAGATAATTCCTTTGGAATTGTTTACCAGTAATGATCAACAGTTTCAGTACAATACCTATGTACTAATGATTGACAGAGAATTTATTCCCACGTTGAACAATGAACATTCAAGTTATGCTTGGTGTAGTTTTGACAGTTGGCCCAAACCTTTACATCAAGGTGTGAAGAATAGTTTTAGCAATCGAGTTATCAGAGCCAAGCTAGAACTGTTATTAGAATTAATCTAGTAAGAAGGATACCATTTGGTAGTAACAGCATCATAAACCATGATCAAGGCCTTAAATTGAACTGCTGTAGTAGCCAACGCAATATTTCCACTGGCTGCTGTGGTGAATGTTGGAGTACTAATTGGTATTAATATGATCTGTCCGCCTGTGACTGATATAGGACTTGGTGCAGTAATTGTAGTAATTTGAGTACTACCAGATATCAGTGTAATATATGTAGTAGGGGCTATGGTAGATGCGCTTGCAATAGTTGGAGCAGCACTACCTGTGGCTATTACACCTCCTAATACTATAGATCCAGCAATACCCGCACCTCCTTGAACTATTAGAGCACCTGTGGTAGTTGATGTGGCCGCAGTTGAACTTGTTATGGAAATAATACTGGTTGCGGTGATGGCAATAGATGAAATTAATCCCAGTCCAGTAATAGTTGCTGGTCCAGATCCTACTGTGTTAATAGATCCACCAACGTTCAAATCACCCCTTATTCCAGCACCGCCTGCAACTATTAATGCTCCAGTAGTAGTTGATGTTGAACTAGCTGTACTAGAAATAGTAAAAGTACTGGTAGTACCTGTACTGGTAATGCCACTACCACTGCCGCCGGTAAACAACACACCGTTTTGATATAAATTACCACCAAAGTATACATCGCCTCGAACACCAACGCCGCCTGCCACTATCAAAGCACCTGTGGTAGTCGACGTTGCAGATGTTGTTCCAGTTATAGATATTACACCAGTTGCTGTAAGATTTACAGTGGTTAATAATCCTACTCCACTGATAGTTCCGTTGCCAGATCCTGTGGTTGAAAAATTAGTAGCAGTAAGTACACCGCCTATAATTGCACTTCCTCCAACATTTAATGCTCCGCCAATGCCGGCACCACCGG